CAGTTTCACGAAATAAAAGCAAATAAACCTGTATATACATTAATGTTTATGGGTGTTATTAAAAATAAAATAACATCTGGTATTGTTAATAATAAAGTAATACCATCAAATAAAATTGTAAGGGGATACAAATGAATGAAAAACAAAAATTTTTAACGGAAGCTGACATAGATAGAATAGCAGAAAAAGCAGCTGGAAGAGCATTAGAAAAAGTATATGCTGAAGTTGGTAAAAGTGTATCTAAAAAACTAATGTGGATTATGGGTGTTGTATCTATAAGTTTAATAGTATGGCTATCTAGCTTTGGTGGTATAACTAAGTTATAAGAGGAGGCAATATGTATAAACTTGCAAAAATAATGGCGGCACATCCAAATAGGAAAATCAATGGTCAGTACAGAAGATTGTACTATCGTGGAAGGATGCCACATAAATTATGACAGATAAGAAAAAAGACAGCAGGTTAAAAAAAGCAGGTGTATGTTGTTATAATAAACCTAAACGTACCCCTAACCATCCTAAGAAATCTCATGTAGTAGTTGCTAAACAAGGTGATAAAATAAAAACTATTAGGTTTGGAGAGCAAGGAGCTAGTACAGCAGGTAAACCTAAATCAGGGGAGTCAGCTAAAATGAAAGCAAAAAGAAAATCATTTAAAGCTAGACATGGTAAAAATATAGCTAAAGGAAAAATGTCAGCAGCTTATTGGGCGAATAAAGTAAAATGGTAAAAAAGAAAACAAAAAAAAGTACAGTAAATAAAGCAGGTAATTATACTAAACCTACTATGCGTAAAAATCTTTTTAACAAAATTAAAGCAGGTAGTAAGGGTGGTAAGCCCGGACAATGGTCAGCTCGTAAAGCTCAAATGTTAGCTAAACAATATAAAGCTAAAGGTGGTGGTTATGTCTAATAAAACTAAAAGACAACAAAGTTTAACTGATTGGACTAATCAAAAGTGGAGAACATCTAGTGGTAAACCTAGTAATGGTAAAAGAAGATACTTACCGGATGCAGCTTGGAATGCTTTAACACCCGCTGAGAAAAGAGCTACTAATGCTGCTAAAGCAAAAGGTAATAGAAAAGGTAAACAGTTTGTAGCACAACCTAAAAAGGTAGCAAAGAAAGTAAAAAAGTACCGTACAACATAGGAATATAAAATGACATACTTACAAGTAGTAAACAATATTTTAAAACGATTAAGGGAAAGAACTGTAGCATCTGTAAATGAAACAACATACTCTAAATTAATAGGGGTGTTAGTTAATGATGCTTTAATAGATGTAGAGAATGCTTGGCATTGGTCAGGACTTCGTAATACACTAACAGCTACCACTTCCAATGGTATATTTAATTATGAACTTAATGGTACACAGAATAGATTAACAGTATTAGATGTTATAAATGAAACTGATGATTTTTTCTTAAAACAAAAAAGTTCACATGATTTTAATAATTTATTTTTAAATACAGAACCAGCAACAGGCTCACCCTATTACTATTGTTTTAACGGTATAAGTTCTGACGGGGATACACAAGTTGATTTATATCCAATACCTGATAAAGCTTATACGATTTACTTTAATGTAATATTAAGAAGTGCAGAATTAGAAAGTGATGCAGATACTTTTAGCGTACCAACTAAACCTATTGAACTATTAGCTTATGCACTAGCTGTAGAAGAACGTGGAGAAGATGGTGGTGCTACTACAACAAGTGCATATGCTAGAGCAAACAATGCCTTACAAGATGCTATAGCTTTAGATGCAGCTAAACACCCAGAAGAAAGTATTTGGTATGAAGCTTAATTACTTAGGAATTATTAAATAATGTCAAAACAAATATTAACAGCATCATTAGTAGCCCCAGCATTCTTAGGTTTAAATACCCAAGAGTCTAGTGTAGCTAATGACCCTAGCTTTGCTTTAGAAGCTAATAACTGTATTATAGATGAATTTGGTAGATTAGGTGCAAGAAAAGGTTGGTTATATCGTACTACTTCCGGTGGTACAGGTGTTAACTTAAAAGGTATGCACCCCTTTTTAGATATAGCAGGAACTAATACTTTAGTGTCTTGGTCTAGTACTAAATTTTATACAGGACTGGCTACATTAACAGAACGCACCCCTACTACTACTGATACTATTAGTGCTGGTAATTGGAGTAGTGCAACACTAAACGATATAGCATATTTCTTCCAAAGAGATTATAAACCTTTATATTACACAAATGAAACTACACCTAATGAATTTAAAAGTATAGACCAACACACAGGAAGTTCAGGAACACCACCAGAAGCTAATATAGTTATGTCAGCCTTTGGTCGTTTATGGGCTGCTGATACTACAACTAATAAAACTACAGTATACTTTACTGATTTATTACATGGATATAAATGGGGTGGAGGTAGTTCTGGTTCTTTAAACATAGCTGGAGTTTTACCTAAAGGTCAAGATGTAATTACTGGTTTAGGTGAAATGAATGGTAACTTAATTATATTTTGTAAAAACCATATTATTATATATTCAGATGGAGATAACTTTGCATCTACTATTAGTACAACTTCTTTAACTTTAGTTGAGGTTATTTCAGGGGTAGGGTGTATAGCTAGAGATAGTATTCAAAATACAGGAACTGATATTGTATTTTTATCGGCAACTGGATTACGTTCATTAGGTAGAACAATACAAGAAAAATCTCAACCATTAAATGATTTATCTAAAAATGTAAGAGATACATTTATGGATATAGTTAATAGAGAAAGTGACCTAGGTTTAGTTAAATCTTGTTACTTTCCTGAAGAAGCTTTTTATTTAATTAGTTTACCGGAAGCAGCACAAGTATTTTTATTTGATACTAGGGGTACTTTAGAAGATGCTTCATTAAGAGTAACTACTTGGAATAATTTAAGTCATACTGATTATGTTTATGATGCTACTAGTAAAGTTATGTATCTAACACAAACAGATGGTATAGCTGAGTATAGTGGTTATAACGATAATGGTAGTGCATATACCATGTCATACTTTACTAATCATTTTGATTTTAATAAACCTAATATACTTAAATTAATAAAGAGAGCAGCAGTTACAGCTATTGGAAGTTCATCACAACCTTTTACTTTAAAGTGTGGTTTTGATTATACAACTAATTATTTTAGTTTTCCATTTACTTTAAGTCAATCAGCAGTATCAGAGTACGGTATAGCTGAGTACGGAAGTAATGCAGCAACAATAGCAGAGTATCATTCAGGTATTTCTTTGGAAAGACTTGATTCTTCTATATCAGGTTCAGGTTCAATAGTACAACTTGGTATTGAAACAACAATAGATGGGGCGTTATTAAGCGTTCAAAAACTAGACATTTACACTAAACAGGGTAGGATTATATAATGAGTAATTATTCAAAAACAACAGACTTTGCAGCAAAGGATGCGTTATCTACAGGTAATGCAAATAAGATTGTAAAAGGTACAGAGATAGATGATGAATTTGATGCCATACAGACAGCAGTAAACAGTAAAGCTGATACTAATAATGCTGCTTTAACAGGTACACCAACAGCTCCAACAGCTAGTGCTGCTACTAATTCAACACAAATAGGCACTACAGCTTATGTAACATCTGCTATCACTACTGCAGTTGCTGCAGCTAAAGCAGCTTTATTTCCAGTAGGGACTATATACACACAAGCAGCAGTAGCTACTAACCCCGCAACCTTATTAGGTTTTGGTACTTGGGTATCATTTGGTGCAGGTCGTGTTATGGTAGGTATAGATGGTAGTGATACAGCATTTGATACATTAGAAGAAACAGGTGGTAGTGCAGATGCTATTGTAGTAAGTCATACACATACAGCAACTTCTACAGTAACTGACTCCGGACACAAACATTTATCTGCTCAAGGTACAGAGTTCCCAAGTTATGGGTCATCTGGAACTGCTGATGGCCCTAATGGTTTAAGAAGTGGAGACCCGCATGGTTTTACAGAAACTAAAACAACAGGAGTTACTGTTGCTACATCTATAGCATCAGCTGGTTCTAGTGGTACAGATGCTAACTTACAACCTTACATAGTTGTATATATGTGGAAAAGAACTGCTTAATGAAAACACCTGTAATACTTTATAAAGATTATACAATATTTACAGAACAGTACGAGGACAAATTATTTTTACATTGTGATGTTTACAAATGGAATAAAGAAACAAAGAAAAGTTTACAACATAGTTTAGATTTAATACTAAGATTATACAAACAAGATGTATATGCTTTACATGAAAACACTGATGATAACAAACATAGGAAATTTTTAGAAATGTACAAATTTGAATTATATAGCACAGAGATGGGCCTAGATGGTTTGTTACATCAGGTCTGGAGAAAACGAAATAAAACTAAGGAGATAAAAAATGGGTAGTAGTATAGGAAAAATATTAGGTGGAGAAAAAGCACAGCCAGCTAAAGCTGCACCCGGAGCTAGGTTTGAACCGTTTACATATACAGGTTTAGCGGGTACAGCAACAGGAAGAAAAGAAGGTGATTTAGGATTTAGGTTTGAACAAGAACTAACCCCTGAATTACAAGCGTTGTATGGGCAAGGTATTGCTGCAACTAGCCCCTTACTTTCTCAATACTTAGAACAGGCACAAGCCCCTATCCCTACATTTGATTTTACGGGTGATGATTTAAGAGCAAGGGAGCAACAAATATTACAAGAGCAAACTGCTTTATTAACACCTGAACTAGAAAGACAAAGACAACAATTAAGAAGTGATTTGTTTGGGTCAGGTCGTTTAGGATTACAAGTGTCAGGAGAAGCAGTAGGTGCTGGGGAAGGTACAGGAATGGTTAGCCCTGATGCTTACGGATTAGGTTTAGCACAATCTAGGGCATTAGCTGAGTTAGGGCCACAAGCAAGACAACTAGCTTCCGCAGAAAGATTACAAGACTTTGGTTTACAATCTGAGCTATATAATATAAATCAAGAAGCAAGACAACAACAACTAGTTAACTTACTAGGTGGTCTAGGGGCTAGTATGGGTACATTTAAAGATGTATTAGGTATAGAGCAAGGTTTAATTGGTCAAGCTTCTGGATTAGAACAAGCTCGTGCTGCTGCAACTGCTGGAGCATTCCAAGCAGGTACACCAGCTACAGGGCGTAAGCCGGGATTATTCGAACAAATGTTAGTAGCAGCTGCAGGTTCTGCTGGTAAAGCTTATGGAGGTGCATAATGGCAGGGATGATTAAAAATATATTTGGGTTAGATACTGCATCTATATTAGAAAAAAGAGCAGAAGAAAATAGAAAAAAAGCACTAGCAAGAATAAAAGCTGGTAATATAGACCCTACGGTAGCTATACTAGGTCAACAGTTTGGTGATATGTTAGGGCGTGGCTTAATGAAAAAGCTAGGGTATGAAGACCCTGAAATGTCTAAGGCAAAAAAAAATGAAGCTTTACAAAAAGAGTTACAGGAAGATTTAGCAAAGCTTGATAAGACAAGTTCAGATTATTACAATAGGATAGCGGAAGCATTTTTAACTAATAACGATTATCAAAG